ACTAGATTCGACGGACTTTCCGTTTCAGAACTTCGCGATTTAGCGGAAGAATTGGACGGGTACACTACGAAATTAAAAAAGTCGGAATTAATCGAATTACTTACTAAAAACGAACTTTAAAAAATGGGACTTCCAACAATTACAATTAATAGAGGACAGGGGGGGCTTGGTCGACCTTTGGCGACAAACGACCATATTTCTGGTTTTTTAATGCCTTTTGTGAATGCGAACCTTCCGTCTGGCTTCACGACAACAGACAGAATAAAAGTCGTTTATTCGATTGCCGAAGCTATCGTTTTGGGAATTACAGAAGCTGGCACATATACGGACGTTTTGTTTTACCATTTAGACCAGTTCTTTAAAAAGAACCCAAAAGGAAAGCTTTATGTAATGCTTACGGATTCCTTAACTTACGATTTATCCGAAATTGAAACGCTTCAGGCGTACGCAAACGGCGAAATTCGTCAAGTTGCATATTACGACCCACTTTCAACTTTTGCGACGTCACAAGTAAACGACTTGCAAACTTCAGCGACAGCACTTGAAACTATAAATATGCCTTTATCTGTTGTTTATTCGGCGGATTTTCAAAGCGTAGCAACTTTAGGGGCGCTTTCAGACCTTAGGGCTTTGTCAAATAAAAACGTTTCTGTTTGTATAGGCGAAGACGGGGCTGGAACAGGAAAAGCTTTAGCGGATTCAAAATCCTATTCAATTACATGTATCGGGGCACTTTTAGGAACGATTTCTTCCGCACAAGTACACCGAAATATTGGTCACGTTGCAAACTTTAATCAAGTTGACGGAACAGAATTCGACGAACCAGCAATTGCAATAACAGGAACGACTTTTCTTGTTAAGGATCAAACGTCTTCGGCTTTGGATTCGTTGAATGATTACGGATATATCTTTTTAAGAAAATTCGTCGGGTATTCTGGGACATATTACAACGATTCGCCGACATGTATTCCCGTAACAAGCGATTACGCGTACATTGAAAACAACAGAACAATAGACAAGGCTGTTCGAAGTGTTAGAACTTTGCTTCTTCCATTTACGAACGCCCCTTTATATGTTAATGAAGACGGCACGCTGACTGAAGACGTAATTTCTTTGTATAAAAACGAATGCGACAGGGCTTTAGAACAAATGGAAATTGACGGCGAATTGTCGAATTTCTTGGTAACCATTAACCCAGCGCAAAACGTTTTGACGTCTTCGAAAGTTTCAATAGCTTTGAAGCTTGTTCCTGTCGGGGTTGCACGTGCAATTGAAGTGAATATAGGTTTCGCTGTTAATTTATAAACTTTAAAAATTTAAAAAAATGGCAACACCATTAATAAACGGAAGGGCTTACGATTTTACACAGATAATCGTAACTATTTTAGGCGTTCCAGTTACTTCTGTATCTAAGTTGACATACAACCAGAAACAAGAGAAAAAGAACAACTACGGACAGGGAAATTTTGCTGTTTCAAGGGGACAAGGTATAATTGAAGCGGACGCGAGTATAGAAATGTCTATGAATGACATCGAAGCAATTCGCGACGTGGCTTTGAATGGTTCTTTGTTGAACATTCCCGCTTTTGATATTACCATATTTTTTGGAAATCCACAAAAACCAGTAACGCACGTTTTAAAAAATTGCGAATTTGTTTCCGACGGCGTGGACGCGTCCCAAGGAGACACAGACGTAAAACAAACGTTCGACTTGGTTCTTTCTCACGTCAAATTTAGATAGGAAAAACGTTCTAAACTATAAAATAAAACCGCTCAATTAGGGCGGTTTTTTTTGTATATTTGGAATTCATAAAAAACAAAATCAAATGGAAAAAGAAACAATTTTAAATGAAGTTCCGAAGAACGCTAAATTCGTTCTGGAAGTAGAAGGAAAAAAGGCGTATTTGAAAGCAATTTCAAGAGCGACGTTGGAGACAGCTATGGGGTTAATCATGCCGACGCACGGAAACCCGCGTTTAATTACGGCTGGCGAAATAATCTTGAATAGTTGCTGGATTTCTGGGGACGAAGAAATAAAAAAAGACGAAGAACTTCTTGTCGAAGCGTGCCTTCAAGCCGTTTCTTTAATCGAAAGAAAAGAAGCTTCTTTAAAAAAGTTATAGAGCGGTATCGACTGAATTTAGACGACGAAAACGCGGACGAACTTAGAAAAATGTCCGCGTTAATTCGTTTTTATTTTAAGGTCGACCCATATAAATTAAGCGATAAAAAATTCGCGAAATTATGGGGCGATTTGGAATTCTGTTTGAAGCACCAATCCGACCGCTATATGCCACACGGGGAAACTGAATAAATTTATATTATGTCACAAAATCGCGAGGAATACATAATTTCGTTAATAGATAGGGGGGTTTCTTCTGGGCTTCGGGACGTTTCGTCCAGCGTTAACGATTTACGCGACAAAATGGACGGATTGCAAACGAAGGTCGGAAGCGGTTCGCGTGGGCTTTCTGGTTCTTTGTCTGGACTGGTCGGAATGGTCGGAAGGCTTGGGGCTGTTGCTGGGGTTGGTTACTTAGCGAAACAAGTTTGGGACTTAGGCACAGGAATGGAACAAACCCGCGTCGCTTTTGGTACGTTTATGGGCGACACACAGAAAGCGAATAAGCTTATCGGGGAATTAAACCAATTCGCCAACGTGACGCCGTTTGATAATGCCGAAGTAATAAAATCGGGGCAAATGCTTCTGTCGGCTGGAATGGTTGCCGACGATATTAAAGGTTCTCTTGGAACTTTAGGGGACATTGCTTCGGGGGTAAAAATGCCCTTAGATGAATTAGCTCAGATTTATTCAAAATCAATGAATAAGGGCAAATTACAAGCGGAAGAATTGAACCAGATTTCGGAACGCGGAATTCCTTTAATGCAAGAACTCGCGAGAATGACAGGAAAGTCGAAAGGCGAATTATATAAACTTGCGGAAAGCGGGGCGATTACTTCGGACGTACTTACAACAGCTTTTCAAAATATGACATCGGAAGGCGGTATTTACAATAATTTAATGCAAAAACAATCCGAAACGACGGCGGGGAAATTTTCAACGCTTATCGGACAACTTCAAACGATAGGAATAAAAGTCGGCGAAGCTATTCTTCCAGTATTAAACGCATTCGTTTCTTTTGGCGTTGCTATTACGTCAAATAAGGAATTATTGAAAGACATTGGAATCGTTTTGGGAATTGTCGCGGGGGCTTTGGTTGTTTACAAAACAGCCATGTTAATTTCAACAATTGCGACGGGCGGTTTTTCGACGGCTTTTGCTACTTTAAACGCTATAATGTACGCGAATCCTATCGGGGTTATAATTGGGGCGATTGCTTTACTTGTTACGGGCGTTGTTTTAGCAATTAGACATTTTGAAACATGGGGCGAAATCCTTCTATTCCTTAGTGGCGGGCTTGGAATGATTGTCGTTCTTATAAAAAAGATTTACGACGGTTGGGACGGAATAAAAAATGCTTTCAAGTCTGAAGGAATAATTTCTGGACTTAAAAAAATTGGTTCTATTTTGCTGGACGTTATTCTTTCGCCGTTACAAAAAATATTTGAAACCTTCGGAATGGATTCTTTCGCAAAGAGCATAAAATCGCTTCGTCAAAAAGTAGGAATTGACATCGAAAAGAAAACTACAACAACAGAACAGAAAAAGTTAACGAATCCTTTGGCTGGAACAATGGAAAAAACGAACAAGCGAACAAAAACAGGCGAATTCGTTATTCCAGAAGCTAAAACAAAAACGAAGAAAACGAAAGTTTCAAACCTTAAATCTGGACTTTCTGAAATAAAAACTTCAGCCCCCAAAACATTTAATATAAATATCAATTCTTTGATAAAGGAACAAAATTTCGAAATGGTTAAAGACGTTTCCGAAATGAAGACGCTAATAAAAAACGAAGTTTCCCGCTTATTGTTAGGCGTTGTTAACGACGTTCAAACAACATAACAAAATGGCTTTAGGTACTTACATAATTAACGGGGCTGGCGTTTCGGCTTTAAAGACTAAAACGTTTCGTATTCCAGAAGTTCCGAACGAAGATAAAAAGTCTGGCGTTTCTTATTTGGGGACGCCTGTATATTCAAATTTAAAGATACGTCCTTTTTCTTATGAAGATTTGGACGGAAACATTATTTCAATAAAAAAGGGAGTTACAATTAATTCTGTTTCGTTTACCATAACACAAACAAAAAACATCGTAACGACGCCAATACAAGGGCGAAACGGAACAGAAAAAGAATACGTTTCAGACGGCGACTTTCAAATAGAAATTTCTGGGTCAATAGTTTCAGAATCGAACAATTATCCAGAAGAAGACGTAAACGAATTAATCGAAATTTGCAAAGCACCGATTCCGATTCCTTCCGATTCTTTGATTTCGGAGTATTTGAATTGGTTCGGAATACATACGATTGTAATTGAAAGTTACGACTTCCCACAAGGCGAAGGGACAAGGAATCAACAGAATTTTTCGATTTCGGCAATTTCAGACATTCCGATTCAATTTGAAACAGACGAATTTTAATAATGAAAAGACTATTTTCTAAAATAACATTTACACACGCCAGCGGAAACACTTCTGTTTTTACGTATGTAAATGAAATTTCCATAAAGTCAACATGGAAAGAATTTGTCGATACTTGCGAAATAATAATTCCTAAAAACACAGAAAAGAACGGAAAAACGCTTGTAACTGGGTTAAACTCTTTGTTTAAGCGTGGCGACAAGGTTAAAGTCGAACTAGGTTATTATCCGAAGCTAGAAACTTATTTTACTGGGTATATTTCAAAAATAAATCTGGACGCCCCTTTGAAGTTGTTTTGCGAAAATGAAATGTTTTTGTTAAAACAAAACACTTTGACGAAAAGTTATAAAAACGTCACGTTAAAACAATTGTTGACAGATATTTTGCCAGCTGGAATAAAATTTTCAGTTCCAGACGCGACGCTTGGGGCGTTTAGAATTACGAATGTAACGCCGTTGCAAATTCTGGAAGAAATAAAAAAAGTTTACGGAATGGAAGCGTTTTTCAAAAATGGCGTTCTTTATTGCGGACTTATGTATATTCCAGAATTTTCGAAGGTTTTTAACATTACTAAGGAAAGAAACGTTATCGACAATTCTTTAGAATGGCAAAACGAAGAAGACGTAAAAATAAAAGTAAAAGCAATTTCCATGAAGCCAGATAATTCGAAAATAGAAATCGAAGTCGGCGACGTTGGAGGCGAGCAAAGGACGGCACACTATTATAATTTGACGGAAACACAGCTTCGAGAAATTGCAACCCGTGAAATAACAAAATTCAAATATACGGGTTATCGCGGTTCGTTCCGAACTTTCGGAAATTCGAAAATAAGTCACGGAGACATAATTAATTTGAGGTCAAAAAAAATAAAAGAGCAAAACGGAACATATTTTGTCGACGGAACGGAAACAACATTTGGACAAGGGGGATTTCGTCAAAACGTGGAACTTGGAAGAAAAGCAATCGTTAACGCTGGGACTTCTGTTTCGGAATTTGTTTCTGGTTCGTCGGCGTCTGGAATTTTTAATTTTGATTAAATGAAAACAAAAAAAAGTATTTCGGAACTAATAAAGGAAATCGCAAAAAATCCAAACGAAGAAGTTTATTCGGCTGTTTGCGTTGTTTCTTCTGTAAACGAAACAGAACGAACAATCGACGCAAAACCTGTTGACGGAAGCGGGGAAATTTTCGGCTGTCGTTTGCAAGCGTCAATAAATTCAAAGTCTGGATTTTGCCCTATTCCGAAAGAAGGTTCTTTTGTTCTTGTAACATTTTTAAATCAATTGAACGGATATGTCGCTTTGTGCACCGAAATCGACAAAATATTAATCGATACAGAAACGGAAGTAATATTTGACGGCGGGAATTTTGGCGGGCTTGTTAAAGTGGGAGAACTTACGTCTAAAATAAACGCTTTAGAAAGCGAATTGAATGATTTAAAGAATTTTATTACAGCATGGATTCCAGCACCAACGGACGGGGGGCTGGCTTTAAAGACGTTATTAACTGACTGGGGGACGTCTTTAATTGTCCCGACCAATAAAACGGAAATTGAAAACGATAAAATAAAACATTAAGAAATGGCGACTTATAAAGACATTATAACAGACAGCGACGGCGATTTAATTATTGATTCTGGCGACTTGAAATTCGACGAAAGTGATTCACAGCACGTCGAACACATATTAACAGCCGACAAAGGGCATTTTCGACAATTTCCCCTTGTCGGAGTTGGAATAAAAAGAATGACAAACGGCGAATTTAATTCACAGGAAATAAAACAAACGATAAAATTACAATTAGAATCGGATAATTATTTTGTTAAAAATATTTCTGTTGATAACGGACAAATTAATATAGACGCGGAACGAAAAAACAATTAATATGAAATACATCCCACAAAACGGACAAGACATTTTCGACGTTTTATTGCAAAACTTCGGCGATATTGAAAGCGGATTATTTCCGACACTTCAAACGAACGGACTTAATATTAATACAAGAACGCTATTTGGCGAAGAATTAACTTTAAACAACGAAGGCGTCGGCGTCGAAAAAGTGAAAAACTACTTTTTAACGTCTAATTTTACGACGAACAATTCCGACGAATTGACATTTATAAAATTCGGCGATTTCAATTCCGATTTTAACAAAGATTTTCTTTAATTATGGCGACTAGAAACGAAATAAAGGCTTTAATAGATAGTTACATTACTACAAACGGAATTCAAGCCATTACAGGGGTAAAATTGAACGAAGTTCTTCAAAGCATAGCGGATTTTTTTATTCATTCAGCGGATTACGACACGGACGGCGACGGAATTGTCGATAAATCGGAAACTTTACAAATAACAGCCAGAAATTCCACAGGATCAACGATAACAAAAGGAACGGCTGTTTATATTAGCGGAGCGACAGGAAATCGACCAAACATTATTTTAGCACAAGCCGACGCGGACGCGACAGCGGACACGACCATAGGAATAGTAGTTGCGGACATTTTGAATAATGCGGACGGGCAAGTTTGTGTTAATGGCACTTTACATGACTTAGATACTTCAGCATTTACTGAAGGCGATTTGCTTTATTTGTCGTCGTCTGTTGCTGGTGGGTTGCAAAACACTCGTCCAGCGTCCCCGAACCACGCTGTTTTTATTGGTTACGTTGCAAGAGTACATGCGACACTTGGAAGGCTTGTAATAAATATCGACAAGGGAAATCATTTAGAGTATTTACACGACGTCTTGTTGACGACCTTAGCGGACAAGCATTTTTTATATTACGATTCAGCTTCTGGGTTATGGAAGAATAAACAACTTGTTTACGGGGACGTTCATTTACAAACACAGGACGTTTCTTCGTCTGTCGGAATTACGCCAGCTTCAAACATCGACTTTAATAAAGTAATGGCACAAGCCGAAGCGTTAACGATAGCAAACCCAAACGGAACATTTGTTGAAGGTCAATCTTTCATTTTAAGAATTAAAGATAACGGAACAGCAAGAGCGTTAACATTCGACACGAAATACAGAGCAATAGGAATAACTTTACCTACAACAACGACCGCGAGTAAAACCATGTATTTGGGAATAATTTATAATGCTACCGACGACAAATTCGACGTTTTAGGTTTTAATGAAGAAGCTTAAAAATGAAGTATTTTAGTTTAATATCGTTAATGAACAAAACAGCACCTTCAAACCCTCTATGGGATAGCTTGTATGCTGTTTATAAGGCAGAATCTAATGCTAATGATAGTTTAGGCGTGTATAATGGTACTGCTCAAGGTGGACTTACTTATGGGGTAGGTAAAAGTGGCAATGGCTTTGTGTTTAATGGCACGAATGCCTACGTAAGTTTACCTAACAACTCGCTGAAATTTACAGGTAATTTCTCAATAAATATATGG